ACGCACTAATAAATATATACTAAAAGCACTAAAAAGCGACTATAGTAATTTAAAGAAATATCAAATACCTCCAAACAATGTAAAACGTATTCGGCCAGCGACTAAGTAGTTTTACCTGTAGAAAGTAGTGATATAAAATAGTTTCGGCAGTTATCTCGGCATTACCCGTTAGCCCTGCACCTAGTGGTAACTTAGTGTTACCCTAGGAATTAAAGTTACAAACGAACTGAGAGTAGCATGATACCCGATATATATATCATCGGCGCCTCTCCCTCAGAACAAATACTCCTGCGATTGTTTCTCAATCAAATCATACAGAAATGTGTCGTAATCCAATGTGACCCACGATGGTGGCACAGTTTTACGAAGCATGTGTTGAAAACTCAACAAATCTTCGCGTCCATGATGTGCCATAAGATGTTGGGTCACCAAACATCTTAAGCGGAGATCTTCATCATCTCCGTTCATGGACTTAGGTCGAAACTTCAGTTCCTTATAAATGTCCCTTTTTGGTATGGGACACTGATAACACTGAACAACTCCTTCCTTAACAACAGGAAGAAAATTACTTTTGAGGAAAGTAGCCTCTTGGATCGAAATGTAAGGAACCATCTCACCATCCTTACTAGCATTCGTAACAGTCACACCAAGAGACTTAAGCACCTCAACAATAACCTTCCCATTAAAATAAGGAAGAACGGAATCTGCAATCGAAAGAATGACATCATCACCATAGGTCAACATTCTCACCTCAGAATCAAAAACACAGAGATCAATCTCCTTCTTTTCACGAATTTGTCCGACTACAAACGCCATATAATTCAGATAAATATTAATTATTGAATTAAAGACGTCTGTCATCGGATTTCCAGACTTATTGCCTTGCAATGTGCGATAAATCTGATCTTGAGCAAGAAGGTAAGAGGTCATCAATGCGTCAATGAGAACTGAACGTAAACGATGAGCATCAGTGCCACGATCATCATAAAAACGATCTGCAACATCACGAAAACAAACTCCGAGAAAGTAACCAAGCGAACCATCGTACTTGCTAGCGTCAGTAGCACAACACTTGAGTGAACCAAGTGTTTGCACCTCCGACAAGCCCTCAAGTACCAAAGTCCACACAGCCTCCTTATCAGCTCCAATCAAATGATGTTGTGTAAATCCAGGATGTGTTCGAATGTGACCAAGGAAAGCTCCAAAAGCACAACGAAAAAGCAAAACAAACTCAATACCAGGAATTTCGAAAACACGAAGTTTGCCAGCATCAGCTTTCGCAGCTGGACGCAACTCATCTTTGCACGTTGATACCCAGAGACTAAATGGAACGATACCTTCATGTCCCATCTTCAAGCATCTCTCAAATCTCTCAACAAACGTACAATTGTACCAAGGCACAACATACGTCTTCGCTTTTTGAGAGAAAACATAACGAACAGCTTCAAGCTCACCATTCGGCAACACCTTCTGCGGCAAAGGATCAAAGAATTGATGTTTCCCATCTTTGAAACCAAGCTGCAGCCAATATCCAGGACTAGTATCCTGAACAATTCCATTCAATCCTTCAAAACCATTAATCATTTCATCAACGCTCAACTCACAAGGACGAACACAAACATCACGACAGAAACGACCAGCAATATGATCAACAACGTAATTATGCAAATTGAGACGAATAGCACAAGTGTGTGTAAGAGCGTATTTTTGAGCATTGGTAAAAAGGGGATGAACATCATCAGTGATGACAAACTTAGGAGGTTTGTAATCGCAATCAACAGAATCATCAAGAACACGCTTTCCACGATAATGAACAGGAACAAATTTCGTCTGAAAAGGAACAAACTGCTTAATAGGCACATCACCAAAAGTGCCAGTACCAAGAAGTTCGATAGCGGTATTCCAATAGGGGTTAACAACTTTCTGAAAACGAACATCAACTTCCTCAACTCCAACAACAACAGAATCATCAATAGGAATAGCAGCACGAGCACGAACAATAGCTTCAAAAGAAATAGGAGTAAAAGCAAGATGACAAGGCTCATAAGCATAAGCATGGAAACCAAGAATAGGTTTAGCAAACTGTACAGGCAAAGCATAAAGACGACCACAATCACCAGCAACAGTAACCTTAGGTGCATCAACTCGAACAAAGGTAGATCCAGGCAATTGGGCGTTAACGGTACGCCCCGAAACTCGACACTCGATATCAACTTGCTCACGATCAGTAACACCAGCTGTGAGAAGAGTACATTCAAAATTCTTCCCACTCAATACACCATCACACTCAGAAAAGAAAAAATGTTCAATCTTACGTGCATAAGGAATGTACGTAAGAGGAACTTTAACAAGCAAAGCATCAACAGACTCTTGAAAATAAGTAAGGCGACGTGAATTCCCACGAGTTATGGAAACAGGAACCCAGTCAATGATATTGTCATCACTGTCTGGGACAGAAATTTGAAATTTGGCACTGTAATGAGTACCAAGATCATCAACAATGAAATGAAAAGGAACAATAAAGGTATGAGCATCAAGAACAACACAATGTAAATAAGCAACGTTATCACCTTCAATATAACGAATCAAACGAGTAGCTCTCTTCAACTTGGCATGACGATCATCACTTTGCAAAGGAACGTTAGCATGATCAATCTTCGAAACAACTTTCTTAGGAGCCTTGAGGATAGTATTCCCCGAGTAACTTTGAAAGTCGTATTTAATGGCATCATTACAAACAGAAGCAATAGTTCGAATCAAATAAACAAGAGCAGCACCACCCACAGTTATCATTGCAGCGTAACGCAAGAAACCAAGGAAACGAGTTCGATGGACAACATTGTATTTACTGTGTTGGTAAATGTGGTTAAGAAAGTCATTGTGAGTAGTTTTGACATCATCAAAAGGAGTGAAAGTCTTTCCAAAATTCTTTTCAGCATCAGCAAAGTCAAAACCGAGTGCCTGTGGATGTAAAGTGCGAAGTACACGAATAATATAATCACAATCTTCAATAGCAGTAGTAGGATCAGGCAAATCGTAACGCTCAATTATTTCACCAAATTGAGCCCCATCATGACGAATCATCGACATTTCGAGACTCTCCTCTCGAAAGAAACCATCAACAACAGCAGGAGAAGGAAATAAAGTAGCACCACTAGATGATCGAAACATCTGAGGAAGAATACGAACAGTATCAATAGGAACAGTAACATCAGTTTCCCACTCAATCTTAGTGGGATTAAAATCCATCAACGTTTGTCCACGCAAAAAAATCTCCCGACGACGAGCAACTTCAACAGCAACATTATCAACAATCTGAGAAAAACAATACTGAGTAGCATGATGATTTATAGTAGAAGCATTCAAATCAATAGCCTTAAAAGTCCAAACAGCATCAAGAATACGACGCCAAGCAGTCCAAGAATCAGCAAAAGTGTCACGTTTCGCAGCATAAAGAGCATCAGTAACTCGTCCAACATCACACCGACCACGATCATCAGCATAAGCAGTATTTACAGACATAGAGAAAGAAAAACGTTCAAAACGACGCGCAATAGCTTCAGTAGAGTGTACACCCTTGACGGGAGCAAGGTTCTGCAAATTGGAAGCAACAGCGAAAACTTTGCTACAATAAACGAGACCCTTCTCATCAAGGTCAGCCATAGAAACAGGCATGCAAGCAGTAGAAATTGCACGAATAATGGTAAAAGGATCCTCTGAATCAACCTTTTGCAACGCCTCATCAAAGTAAACATACCACTGTTGTGCATAATGATCCCAATGTTTTTGTTCATCATTGGGAATAGCATAAACGGAAGAAGCATCTTCATCAAGAATTCCAGCCAAAATCTTCGGAAACAGATCAGACATAAGGTAACTTTTACCAGCACCAGGAGTGCTGTAAAACCAGACTCCAACAGACGGAGGTTGTGTAGTAGGAGAACGAAGAAAACGTGAAGCTTTAGAGAAACGCTTCATAATAGTAGCAAAAGCAGTATGAATGGTTCCAGGAATAACCATATCAGCAAAGTGAGAACGTAAGGAACAAACCTTGTCCTTATATTCACAAAGAAGATCATATCCAGTTTTCTTTCCAACAAAAACCATAAGCTTCTCGTTCGAAAAGAAACCACGAGCTTCATCACGCTCGTACGAGTTAATGAGATCAAGCATTTCAGTCTTCTTCTCACGTTCCCACGCTTGATTAGCAGCAGGACCATGCGCGAGAAAATAAATAGAAGCAAGCAAAGTTTGAAACCAATGTCCATCAGGACAAGCACGCGAAAGATAAAGATGATACTGGTCAAGGCCAGTCCAACGAGTCCCAAGAATGATAGTAGAAAAGAAACCTGTAATCATTGTTGGCACAAGAATAAGTGCCTTAAGAACATTTCCTGTAGAAAAAACTTGATAAGCACGAGTAAGCAAGTTAACATCAACTTGAGGTCCAGTATCAACAACATCAAAAGCATCAACATAACGCTCCTGTAAGGGTTTTATCGGAGCGCTGTTCACGCAATTGCTCTTGACATAACGAGCAAGAATAGTAGTAAGTTGAATAAGTCCAATAGTAGCAATAGCACCACCGCAAGTCAAACAATAAATTCCAGTAATCAAAGGACAAACTTCAGTAGCAAGAATGAAACAAGCATCAAGAAAATGAGCAACATTGTCAACAACATCAACACCACGCTTAAAAGACTTAACAAAGTCAAGAACCGACTGAAAAATAGTCGTCAAACTACTAAAAACCGTCGTAAAGAAACTCTCAAAAACATTGCCTGTAGCACGAACACCATCAGCAAGACGAGAAAAGGTAGGAGGACCAGGATTTGGTTCGATACCTTCAGCAAGAAGGTTACGAATCCAACGACGCTGTGGAATAACATCCACAGCCTCAATACCAACATAATTGTAACCACGCCGACGAATCCAACGAGTAACACAATAGAAACCAAGACCAAGAGTAACAACACCAACTTCAATTAAAAAGAAACTCGTAGCACCAAGAGCAATATAATAACCGTCTTGACAACCAGGAAAAGGAAGGAAAGTAGGATCAACAGGAGGACCAGGATTAGATTCAATGTTTTCACGAGTTAAATCACGAATCCATTCTTTCTGCAACTGTCCACGAGGAGGAATTCGATTGACAGAACCACCAAGTAAAGGAAGAGCCATAGGCATGTAAAGTTGTACATCATCACCCCACGACTCAAAAAGAGCAAATTGATACTTAACAGTATCAGTAGTAAGACCAAGTCCAATCTCAATCATGGGATGATTGTAAGAAGAATCCATGGTAGGAACAGCAGCAACACGACTCTTATAAGGCAAACTGAAAGAAACGTGAGCATCATTGTTGGGTTGCCAAAGAACAGCATTGTTGTATAAAAAATCACCATCATGAGGAGCAGTATCAGGAACAGCAGCCCACATTGTGTCACTTTCATAACGAGCACGAGCATAAAAGAGAATTGGATCAGTTTTCGTCATGTTTGATGCCAAGGTAAAACGCATGGCTCCAGAAACATAACACCAAGTACGAGTGAGAAAACGATGAATGCGGGAAGAACTAGCACAAACACGAACAATAGACTTGAAAGCAGAAATAGCACCAGGAGTTCCACCGTATTGAGCAACAAAAGCAGGACGCTTAAGTAAATCACGAACATCATCATACTTCGAAACATTGTACGCAGCACCAAGTGAAGAAACATCAAAAAGCATAACAGACTCAGTCGATGATTGAGGACGAACATTAACACGATCACATTCCCAATTTCCATCAATATTGAAAGCAGCACCAGTCAATGGATCACGAACAAGATGGAATTCAAAATCATCACCAGCAGCAACCCAGATGTTAACATCAATTTCATTAGACACGTTCGTGGCAGCATCAAGTTGATTCTGCACATAAACATAAACGGTTCCATTAACGAAATCCTTCGTCAAAACATGTTCAGCCTCAATCCATTGATCAACAGTAGCAACATAGAGAAAGTCAGTAGGTTGAACATAAGGAATTTCAAACTCAATAGAGTCCGAACTCCCAATAGCAATTGTACCACAAACCAAGTTTGTGGCTTGTTCCATAGGAAGATCATCAAAAACACGAGGGTTATAAGCAAAGAAAAGTTGTCCTTGATGAAGAGTAGTTGCAACGATCTGAATCTTGACGCGAATAGATCCGCGCCAATATCTGAACCATTGTCCAAAATAAGTGAGAGGAGTAGACCACAGAATAGTACGATTCTGTGCAGTAAGAGTCGATGTACAAATGTAAGGCGAAACAGGAATGTCAAAAAGAAGATTGCCAGCAACAGTTGTAGTATTCCACTTAACAATACGAGCAAGTGACCAGACTTTACAACGCTCAACAATTGAATGTTTTTGCGTCATCTCAGCAAAACATGAGTTTGCAGAATTAACAAACTCATCATGATGAAAACCAAGTGAAAGAACACCAGTGGGTTGCTCAACACAAGAAATACTACCAGAATCATGAACAGGAACACCAGGCGCATCCTGAGCACCTAAAGCGCGTGCAGCATATCCAGCAACAGAAGCAAGAGCATCACCTCCACCAGGAACAACATAGTTAACAGCGCCTTTAACGACACTACCAACTCCAGAAACAACAGTATCAAGAAGTGAAGCATGTTTCGAATCAGATTGCATTGCAACATCAACACAATCAAAATCACGGTAACGACGCGCAACAGCAGCAGGTCCAGGACGCTTCAACATGAGATTTGGATTACGACAACGAGCAAAGACTGACAAACGAACTGTATTAGGTTGACCAGTACCGGTGCGCAATGTGTTGAGAACAATTACATAAAAACGCATACACGCCATAGAATTGGCGTCACCAATAGCAGCAGCATGCCAAGGAGAAGCATAAGGCACGATGATGCTCGCATTGATAGAACGCTCACCAGTAAGATTACCAAGGAGAAGAAAAGC